TTTGTTTCCTTTGATTAGTGGGATATTAAACGGAGCACCGTCATTGTCGCCCTTTGGAGTAAAGCTGATATGGAGATGAGAGTTGTGGTTATCAACCCCCACATAAGGACGCCAAACCCAATTCTGGATAGACGACGCGATGTGGCTTCTAAAGATGACGTAAGAGATTCGACCATCAGTCTGTCCACAGATTCGTACTTGATCTGCAAGAGAGCCGGCGAAGTCCGGCTTGCTTGTTCCAGACAAATCTGCGTCGATATCAACGGCTCTGACGACATTGTTAGCTTTTGGATCAGGATTGTGGTCAGAAACGCTTGCCTGATGACGTGCGTCGCCAATCCAGCCGTCGCTCCTTTTATCTCTGTCTGGGTAAGTATCATTTATCGCCTGACGTAAAGTAACTCCTGCTTTGCATAACCAAGGACTAGTCATTTTTATTTTTTTCTGCCCAAAGAACATCACAGGCAGAACACTCCCATTTCTTTGCAGAATTAAGCGTTAATTCATCATGCTCGCAAGGTGCTGGAGCGATGAAAGCATCGTCTACCGGGTCGTATGTATAACCTATTCCAGCAAAGTTATATCTAATCTTTGCGTTATATGATGTTTTAACCCAATTCCCACCAAGATTATCCAATAACCATGAATAGCCTTCATCTCCTGCTGGGTCGTTATTATCTCCAACGAGAACGCGGATTACTTTGTTAGCTTCGTCTAGTTCTGCCCAATGACTCATGTTAAACCGCCGTTTTCAAGTATCGAACAATCAGAATTCCAGAACCGCCAGAGCCACCAACATTAAGTTCACCAGAACCACCCGCGCCACCACCTGTGTTTGCTGAGCCATTTACTGGGTTAGTTGCTGAGTCTCCACCTGTACCACCGCCGCCATTACCGCCTGCAGCTAGTCCAGTTCCATAATAGCCGCCGCCACCACCACCGCCTGCGTAGTAGTAAGTTCCGCTTACATTTTGACCTGTGCTAGTTGCAGCGCCCCAAGATGAATAAGAAGAAGTACCTGCGCCGCCTGCGCCGCCAGTCGCAAGAAGTCCGTTACCACCAACTGCGGAGTAACCGCCGCCGCCGGCTGCTCCCGTACCTGTATTGCCACCGCCACCGTTGCTACCTTGGCTTCCAGTACCACCAGAAGAAGCTGTAGCATTAAAACAAGCTCCACCACCACCAGAACCGCCGTTACCGCCATTCCGGTTTGTAACAACACCGCCGCCGTAACCGCCGCCAGTAGCAGATAAAGAAATAACTCCGCCTATTAAAGTTGAAGCGCTACCTTGGCTTCCGTTTGCGTTGCCGACTGTGTTGCCCGCACCGCCCGCGCCTTGCGTGTAAGTGTAAGAAGTATCAAAAGTTGCAGTACCACCAAGCAAGCCACCAGCTCCACCACCACCACCACGGTTTCCACCACCACCACCACCGCCTGCAATAATTAAATAATCCGCGGAAAGGGCAGCATTTGTAATGCTCAAAGTTCCATTAGAAGTGAATGTTCGATAATAATAAGTCGAGTCAGAAGTTAAAGTCCCGCCTGTAACTACAGGTTTTGCAGGGCCACCCTGACCAAATAAGCCAGCTGTGATTGCGCCAATCATTAAGCCACGCTGCCTGCGATATACCAAGTGTCTGTAGCGGTCTTAATGCAGACGGCTGTCTTATATTGAGCCAAAGTTGGCGAAGCTGCAACGCTTCCTGCGCTAAGCACAGTCGTTGTTCCAGAAGTAACTGCGCTAATTGTGACTGTTCCTGCACCTTTGTTAAGAATAGTAATTGCTGTGCCTACTGGAAACGCTACAGAAGCGTTTGTAGGAATCTTGAAGGCTACTGCTGTCGCCTTGTTCATAGGGACTAGGACTTGGTACTGATCGTTTAGGACTGTTGTGTAGTCAGTTGTGGCGTCAGCGTTAATAGTAAAGGTCACTAGACCATTGACTGTAGACGCTGTAAGAACGTCACCTGTCGCTGCTGGTAGGTTTGATGCCATTTTATCTCCTAGTAACTCAATGTGTTAGTGCCGATTATACCGTAATAAGAGCTTCCAACGATGAAACCATCGGCTATAGGTTCCAAAGTTGTAATAGTAGCCATCATCTTGTTAGGGGTGATATCCCATTGAATTCCCTGATACTGCAGGTTTTTCACAATGGTTGAACCGTCTGGCTGGATATTGGTTATGAGCAAGTTGTCAAAATAATCAAGCCCAATCATAGTGTCGGTTGGTACTGCCGGATCGAGCAAATCCACAACCATCTCGTCAATACGGATAGATGTATCTTGTCGGGTAGCCACATATTCAAGGGCGATGTTATTGACCAGAGAATCGGTTTCAGCTACAAGGTCTGCCTGAGTAATACTGTGAGGGAAATACTTATTAACTGAAGCTGTGTTTTGTACAGATTGAACCGTGCCGCCGACGCGACCAAAATTGGCTTGGTTAATAATAAGTTTGTCGTCAAAAGCAAATATAAGGTTTCGATAAGGAATGCCACCTGTTTGATTAAAAGCCACAGGGGTTTTAGCAAGGCTATTCATTACGTCTGTACGGTTCTTGAATATGGCTGTGCCAGAACCGTTCATGTAAAAGGCTCCGGTTTCAGAGACTTCCGCGTTTTTGATTGCTGCAAGGCTTGTGCGGTTGGTTCCGGGGTCGGCTATACAAGTGTTGAGCCCTGTGGATATTGTGCGCATTGAGGCAGGGAAAGACACTTGATCCAAAATGGCACTTACTCGAGCTGATGTGGTTTGGCTGGCTACGCCACCGGTAACCGTTGAAATGTTAGCCATCTGAAATAGACGAAATCCGTCTGACGCTGAAATGTCGACATAACCCGTATCTTGGTTGACCGGATAGGTATATTTGTAATCGGTAATGTAACCGCTAAAAAGATACTTTTGAGTTGTAGCAGTTGTAGCTGATACGCGAATCTTACGAAGCGGAGCCAAATATCCATAATAAGGAGACGCTGTGTTCTGCGGGTTAAAATATGACAACGGATCTAAAACACGGATAACCGCTGTTCCTACCTCATAAGTGTCGCGCTGGATATTGCGACCTCGAGTAATGCTGATGTGGTAAACGTTAGGGGTAAGGTCGATAACCGGTTCTGGAAGGCTAGACGTACCAAGGGTGTTAGTGCCAAGGATTCCGTATTTCGAGTCGCCAATGACGAACCCGTTGTAACCGAAAGTAGCCCCTGCCGAGAAATCAAAGGAAACCGATATGGCTGCTGGTAGTGCCATTACCCGAACATACCTGCGATTCTACCGATTTGGCTTGGTGATCCTGAAAGGCTGGCAAGCTGTGTACCGTTCATTACTTGGTCAATAAGCTTCTGGTCTGTGACGACTGAGCCACCAAAATAGTTGTAAATGACTGGAGCAGAACTGCTGCCATTACCGCCCACGTCCGGAACCGTCTGCATGCCGTATAAACCGTTTCCAAGGGTCGTAGAAGCCTGATTAGCCACGGTCATAGGTATTCCTGCGCCGTAGCCCGCTACGACGCCTATAGCGGCTAATTCGGGCGCTAAACCGGCTGGTGTATATGTGCCAGTAGAAGGTGCCGCGATTGCAGGTATTTGTAGGTTATTGAGTTTAATTTGGAAATCTTTAATCCATTGATCTAGGTAGCCAAACGGGTTCTTTGCATCAGGGGTTTGTAGGAAATACTTGTAAAGGTTGCCGGTGGCGTCCTGAGCCATAAGGATTTGCTTTGTAAGCTTGTCGGCTTCATCGAGGTTGCCGTTGAGTAAGGCTAATTGGAGTTCAGCGCGCTTGCGGTCATCTTCTGACAAATTGCCTTTAAGGGCAGCAATAAGTTCAATTTGCTGCATGTCAAACACGCCAGAGTCTTTTTTAAGCTGTGCTTGCTTCTGCTGTTCTGCTGTTAAAGCCTTTTGAGTTTTAACTTGTTGATCCAATAGGGCTTTCTGACGTTTTGCATTGTCAGCCTCAGCCTTGGCAATAACGGCTTGCTTTTGTTTTTCCGTTAATACGGTTTTATCTTTGCCGGTTGGAGTTAACTGAATTGGCACCTTAAATGCTTGTCCGGCAAATCCAAAGAAGAAGCTTTTGCCCGCAGCTTTAATCTTGTCCAAAAGGGTAGGCAACACACCAAGGGCTGTTCCGGCACCGCGTTCTAGCGAAGCCAAAGCATTAGCAAACCCAATAATTACTTGAGTTGCACCGGCTACTGAACCGCCTGATGAAAGATTGGTAAAGGCATCAACAAGACCGCCACCAATAATAACTGAGGCTTCTCGAGCTGCGTTGGTTAGAAGGTCAAACTTACCTGCTGTGGTTTGCAAGTTTGCTTGTGATGCGCCAGCAAAGTTACGATTAAATTGAGCCAAAACTGTGTTAAATGAGGCTACCTTAAGTTGAGCAGCGGTTAGACCAAGTCCGTATTTTTTAAGTCCACGGTTGTTGCCGACATAAGCGTTGGCTAAGTCTCCAACCACGGTTGTAAGATCAACGCCAGAACCACGAGACACGTCGATGGCTGTCTTAAGCAGACTTTGGCTTTTAGCCACATTACCGGTAACCTGCAATAACTTCTGCATTCCCGGAATCAAAGACTCTTTGGCTACGCCAGAAGCAAGTGATAGTTCTTCAACGAACTTCTGAATATCTGCGTTGGCTACCTCAAACCCAAGGTTCTTGACCGTGTTGGCTAGTTGAGTGGTTGCCTTTTGATTGGCTAAATATGCCTTAACCGATTCTTTGGCAAAAGCAATAACGGCTTCTGTGCCATAAGCAACGCCAATAGTGCCAGCAAGGTTTTTGATGGTGTTATTAAGTTTGGTGGTTGCTGATTCAGCTTGCTTAAACCCTTTGGCGTCAAAACTGGAGCCAATGTTGATGGATACATTATCGACTTGTGCCATTATGCCGCCTTAGAAAAAGATGTGGTCTTAGCGCGTGAATAAAACTCAGTTCTAGTTTTATCTATGGCTCTTGAAACGATGCCAAAAGTGCGCCCTTTATCTTCATTCCATGCGCGATAAATAAGGCGACCTTCGCCCTGCTTGCTAGATACCAAAGGTGGCAGTTTAGAAATAAAGGTTGCTCCGGCAGTTGGGTTTGCTGATCTGCTGACTCGCTTGGAATCGCCATTACGGAAACCTACCCAGATTTGACCTTCTGGGTTTTTGCGTCCGGCGGTCTCATAAATTGCTCCAACGGCTGTAGTGTTCATAATTCTAGCCATCGAGGTGAAACCTTTTTTGCTGTGCTTGCCAACCGAAGTTGAATAGATAATACCGCGCTTAATTATGGACGGATTGTAAAGCGGAAACATGCCTTTGCGAAACATTGAGGTTTTAGGGTTTAACTTAAAACCTTTGCCACCATTCCAATGAGACATGGGAGATTCAGAAGGTACAAAACTTTGAGCAGCTTTGACGATTGGCTTTAAGCCATTACGCAATTCCAACTGTAGGTTTTTTTCGAGGTCAGGTGCAAAACGCTTCAACGCCATGCGTAGTTCTGTGTTACCTCTTAGTTCTACGACTGGCATCTTCCCTCGCTTTCGCAATGTCCTTGAGCAGTTGGACGTGATACTGAAACGCCATCGGAGATAGATCTACGATGGAGTCGAACGGAACCCCATACTCAAAACTCAAACGAGTTGCGAGATAGGTGATGGAGTTCCGATCTACTCTAAAGGGTCAGATTCTAGAACCTCAACTGACTTGAGCGTTTCTAAAAACGATTCCCCGTAAGGTTTAACCGTTACACCTGAACGGCGCATTGCTTCCCAGCAAATCCAATAAATATCGGACTGCTTTTGATCTTCCATCAGAGCTTTGTGAAAGCCCTTTTTGGCATATTGCTCAAACGAATACTCAATCAAAGGCGTGATTTCGTAATCAGCCGTTAAATTGTCAGTCGTTGTAACCCTTAGCTTTGCCATGTTAGCCCCTTTTTAATTGCTTAGAATGAACCTGTGTTTGCTACAGCGATTGTACCTGATACTTGCCAAGTAACGTTCTGAGTAGAAAGGTCGCCAGTTGCGCCGTTAATATCAGTTGTGTTGTTGACAAGAACTGTCATTGT